TCGTCTTCCAAGTACCAAGTACATTAACAACTGGAGCCGGCGGAGTTCCAACAATCGCCTTAACTGGTGGCGCACTTGCTTCAAACGTGTATTGGGCAATTGGTTCTTCAGCTACCATTAATTCTGGGAATGCCGGCACATTCAATGGCAATATCATTGCTCAGGCCTCTATTACCAACACACTCGGTGGATCAGTTAATGGTAGCTTAATTGCATTGACTGCAGCGGTCACACTGAGTCAGCCCGCAACTATTTCGGTTCCTTCCTATGCTCCCGTACCTTCTGGAAATCCTAATTTTGCCGATCTCACGATTGGAGACCTGATCACCATTTCTGGAATGACCAATTCTGGCAATAACGGCACGTTCTTTGTAACCGGAATATCTGCGAATGGACTATCATTTAGTGTTTCCAACCCTCTTGCAGTAGCTGAAACCGGAACTGCTGTTATCGCTGGCGCCTTTACTGCAACCTCGTCTGTATCTGAAGGCGATACGATGATTTTATCCTCTCCTTTTGCCCCCCTTAATCAAGGTCAGTTCAGGGTTATTCGTAGATTCAATGACAGCGTTTGGTACGAGAATCCAAAAGCGTTGGCGTTCCCTCTTACCACTGATTTGGTTGAAGAAGAAGTTACTTGTACCGCGAATACGATTGTCACTGGATTTGACACCACCACTGTTTTTAACGTCATTGCTTCTGGCGGAACATCTACCCTAAGCTATGCTGGCACAGGAACTGCACCGACTCTTGGAGTTGTGCTGCCAGGCGACATCGTTACATTTGGTACCGGATTCTCTACGCCAAATCAGGGCAGCTTCGTAGCCACTGGCTCTGGCCCCTCACAGCAACAAATTGCTCAATTTACTATGCCATCTGGAGCCACGTTCACTTCTTCTGGCCCTGGAGAATACTTCGAGATTTATAATGGCGGAAATGCCAATAAATATTATATTTGGTATAATGTCTTAGGCGGCAGCAATACCGATCCAGCTCCTGCTGGATTTACTGGTATCGAAGTTACTGTCAACAGTAGCGATAATGCTACGACCGTTGCCAACGAAACGCTCTCAGCTATTACCGGACATTTGACCGCAATGACCTATTCTGCATCTGCAAATGTGGTCACTATAACAGCAACAGTTCCGGCAGCCACAAATTCTCCAGTTGATGTTTCAATGCCGGCTGCATTTAGTTTCACCGTTACCCAATTAGGCCAAACTTCGTTCCTAAGCGTAGTAAATCCTGCAGGCGTAACCCAGAGTGGAATTTCTTCTGTGACGTTCTCCGTAAATCGTCCACAAATACAGTTTTTCCCATACGATGCGACCGTTCCTGGAGATAAACTAGTCGTTAATGGATCCGTACTTGGTGCCGGCAATGCTGGAACCTATCAAATTCTACAGATTTTGAGTCCCGATACTGCTATTGTTTCTGGAATCGTTTCCCAGCAATATAATACGAACTTGGATGGAAATTCGGTCTCTCTATCGGTACAAGAAGGTACGGCATATACTGGATATAAACAAGTAGCCTACGTCTCTGCTCAATCAGGAACCAGTAACTTCAATAATATCATCTTCAATACTTCTGCACAGTTTGATAAAATTGATTTGTCTGCCGGTGTAGCAATGGTATCTCTTGGTAAGCTGAATTTTCCAGTAACTGTTAGGACGGGAATTGATTCTTACAATTACGATACGGGCCTTATTGGACAGGCTAATCGTGTTATTTATGGCGATCCACGGGATGCGGTAACCTATCCTGGCGTGGAAGCTGCTGGAACTTCGATTTTTATACGTGAGCCGCTTCTTAAACGCATTCAGATAGCTTTGGCGATAAGAACCAATATTGGCGTGAGTTTTGCACAGATTACTAGTCAAATACAGAGTTCCGTATACGCATTAGTACAGGCAAACCCATTGGGACAAAGTTTGGACTTGTCTTCTATCGTAGAAACTGCTAGATTAATCCCAGGAGTAGTAAGTGTGGTATTGACGAGTCCAGCATATAACATAAATTCTGATGAGATTCAATTAGTTACTGGAGAAAAGGCAATAATAATTTCTGAGACGACGGACATAAGCGTGTCGTTGATTGGCAGTTAATTATGAAGAAAAGAACATTTGAGTCCTTTAAAGAAAAGGCTAATTTATGTAAATCTCGCGGAGAATATTACAATAGATTTCCTTCCGAATATTCCGTTGCTCTTCGTAGAGAAGACTTTGACGAAATTTGCGCTCACATGTCTCCCCCCTCTAACAAAGCTAGAACCTTCGAAGAAATACAGGTGGAGGCCTTAAAATATAGGTATAGAGCAGATTTCCAGAATGGAAGTGGTCCTTTTTATGGGGCGGCGCTAAGATTAGGAATTTTAGATAAAGTGTGCTCTCATATGAAGGCGAAGTACGAATATTGGACGCCAAAAAAAATAAATAAAAAATCTATTTTATGTTCTACAAGAGTAGAATTTTTTAGAACTTTTCCAAAAGCCTATGATGCGGCTCAGAGACTGTCTATACTAAATGAAGTCTGCTCCCACATGAAACCTTCTCAGAACAGCTCTTTAGCTGAAATAGAATTAATGAATATAGTTAAGAATAAAATATCGACAGCAAAGAAAATAAAGGACTATAAAGTAAAGATAGAAGGAAAGCCATACATTAAACGTTTTGAAATAGATATTTTTATTCCCGAATTAAATAAAGGGATAGAATTTGACGGTAAATACCATCACACATATGAATATATGCGAAAAGACCTTAAAAGATCTAAGTGGTCAGATGACGATATCCGCAATTATCATGAAATAAAAGATGCCTGGTTTGCGACTAAAGGCATTCAAATTCTACACATTAAAGAAGCCGATTGGTTAAAAAACAAAGAAGGCTGCATTAAGCGCTGCTTAGAATTTTTAGGTCAATCGATATGTCCGTAACAACTCCTTCTGCCGAATACAAGCGCCTTCGTCAATACCTGAATCCATATCTGAAAGGTAAAAACGTAGATGCAGTTCTCAATGCTCTAGCCACTTCTTCTGTTTATTTAGTCAATAACATCCAGGCAGTCAATGATTCTTTATATGTTGTAACCGCTCAAGGAAATTATTTAGATCTCAAACTTGCTGATTATGGCGTGGTAAGGGATCCTACGATTGGCCTATCCGATGAAGTATTTCGTACTATCGGAATTCAAGTCAAGAATCGTAAGCAAGTCAGAGATCTCATCAATAATATCTTAGACGCGGTATTTGGAGACGTATTTGTTAAAGCTACGGATAATGCCCAAAATCTGGAGCCATATGCTTTGCAAGATGGCGACACTCTCATTGTAAATTTTGACGGCGCCAATACCAGCACTATTACGTTTAGAGCTGATCAATTTTCATCTATTGCTGCAGCAACGGCACAAGAGGTCGCCAATGCGATCTCCGTAGGCCTTAGCAATCTTGGCGTTTCTGGAAGCGCTATCACGAATAATGACGGAAATGGCAACTATGTTCAACTAATCTCATCCACTATTGGCGCCTCATCTTCCATTACTGTTTTAGGTGGAAGAGCACAAAACGTATTATTTTTTCCCGCAAGTGTTCCAGCTGGAGGCAACTTCAGTACTCAATGGACTATTTCTCTTCAATCAGACGGAGATCTCAGGTATACTTGGACCGGTGGAGCAGATCCAGGACTAGGTGTTGTCGAGCCAATGCAGTATGTGAATATCTTTGGTGGAGGATTTGCATCTTCTGATAACGAAGGATCATTCACGATCGTATCTGCCCAAGGCGGAGCAGTAGGAATTGCTTACTTTCAAATCAGTAATCCTACAGGAAGTCCAGGAATTGTGGTTCAAGGTACGGATACGGCGATCTCGTTTTTTACTCCAACTAGAGAAACCATACTGACAAAACAGTATTATGCCGCCGTCTATTCTACTGAAAAGAATATCCTACAGATCTTCATGCCGGCTACAACCCAAGTAATCAAGCGCGAACGTATTGGATCCGCACATCTTCATGGCGTAACAGAAACTCCAGTTGTACAAATCATATTTCCTGCCGGCCAAGTTCCAGCGTTTCCCCCACCTCCATTTACGGAAGCCTTTTATCCAGTTGCCACTGGTCCTGGCGAATACTTCTTAATCGATGATCTTGGCGCCGCATATCTTTATTACGTTTGGCTTAACATTAATGGAGGAAACACGGATCCAGCTCCTGCCGGATTTACTGGTATCGAAGTAAATATTCTATCGACGGATAGCGCTGCCGAAGTTGCGACTAAGGGACTAGTTGCTATAAGTGCCGTTCTTCCTACGCTGACATATACTATTGTAGATAACGTTGTGAGCATGACTCTTGAAGTCGCCAGTACGGTCGCAGATGCGGGTCCATCAACACCAAATACGTTAGGTCCGTATATTTACGATACGCAGCAGGGATTTGTGGTTGGAGGCGCCAGTACGACTCTAACAGAAGAAGTAAACGGCGAAACTAGTCATGTAATTACTGTCGCTAGTTCTGTGGGTTTCCCCGATGCCAGTGGATATCTTATTTTAGGATATGGAACCGACACTCAAGAAGGTCCAATTCCCTACATAGCCGCCCCAAGTTCCGGAACCCTTTTGATCAGCCCAGCATACTTCATTCAGCAAGACCACCCCATTGGCGAATCAGTTTTATTGGTTACTCAAAAAAGTCCGGTTATTCCCCCTACGGATGGAAGTTCATATGCCCCCTACTTAACCGATACGGCAAGCGGACGTGTCTATGCGCAGAACTTAATCAATACAATCGTAGCTGCCGGAGTTACGGTTATCTATACTATCTTGTACCCTAATCCGATTGGCTTGGGCGGTTGGCAGAGCACGTTTCCTGGAACAGACGAGGTTGCGTATGTATACGGTCCCTAAGGAAGTAATATGGCAAACTCTTTAATTGTAACTGGGGCTCTCTGCAGATTGTATGTGAACAATAAGGTCTATTCTGTAGCACAATCTGTTAGTATGACCCAAGAAACTGGTGAGTACGAAATTAGAGGAATAAATTCGCCTTACCCACAAGAGATTGCAGGTGGCGGTCAGATTTCTGTTAAGGGTAGCTGTAAAGGGGTTAGGGTTAAAAATTCGGGCGGAGTACAGGGAGCGAATGCCAGGCCGTTATTTTCAGATGTTGCGGCCTCTAATTATGTTAGTCTTCGGTTGGAAGACAGATCTACCGGTGAAACTATTTGGAGTATTCCTAAGGCCAAATTAAGCAACGTAAATGAAAGCGTAACCATTAAAGGCGTTTACCAGGTTTCCTTCGATTTCATTGGCCAAATTCTTTTCTGGCCCCTTGATCTCAGTTAAAATCTTCCGGACTCTCAGTAGTCCAGATCATAGAAACATAGCTTCCATCTTGCTGTTTACGAAAATCCCATTCTTTCTTAACATCTTTAGCGCAACTCTTGTGAAGGACTGTTGGATATCCATCTATAGCTAGCTCTTCTTTATGATTACCGTAAAGCTTATTCCCACACAACCAACAAAATTTGGCGTTACTATT